AGTCCGGCAGGCCCTTGCCCTGAGACTGGGCGAAGTCGTAGGCGGCGATCGCTGCGTTGGAGGCTCCGTCGGCGACCGTGTTCAGGGTGTTGAAGAGCTGCTGGCCGTTCTTCGTGGTCGTGTTGAGGGTGCCGTTGGCCTGGATGAGGGCCTTGCCGTAGCCGTCGGCGTGGTTGATGCCGTTCTTCATCGCCTCGTTGGCGTTGGTGATGGCCTCATTCACCTGGGCCTGCGCTGCTTGCAGGGAGATGCTGCCGCCGGACAGCAGGTCCAGGGCTTGGCGCAGGGCGCGCGTGCGGGAGTCGGCATCTGCGGTGGTGTCCGCCAGGGCGTGGACCGCGTCCTTCAACCGGGTGTACGCGGACACGCCGTCCGTGGAGCCCTTGACGCCCTCGTTATACGACTTGGCGTCCGCAGCAGCCTTCTTGAAGTCGCCGGACAGCCCGCCCAGGCTCTTACGGAGGTCGACGGCGGCCCGGCCCTGGACGGTGAGGGACTTCTTCGTCTGGCCGTTCTCGTCCATCACGAACACGGTCTGCGATTTGGCAGTGTCGTCGAGCTGGCTCCGCAGGTCGGACAGGGCGCTGCCCTGGTTGGTGTACGCGTCGACCAGCTGCGACAACGGCACATGCGCCTGCCGGGCGACGTCGATCAAACGCTGCTGCCCATTCAGTGCCGTGCTGATCTTCGTCTGCATGAGGTTCTCGGCGGCGATGCCACGAACCGACTCATTGACGACGCCGTTCGATTCGCGCAGGGCCGAGGTGAGGGAGCTGATGCGCTGCTGATGCTCGGCGGCGGCCTGCGCGGCCTGCTGCTGCTTGGTGGCGAGGTAGCCCAGGCCGACGGTCGCGGCGGTGATAGCGAGCCCCCAGGGGCCGCCGAGCGCGCCGAGAAGACCAGATCCCAGCGACCGGGTGGCGGACAGGGATGCGGCTCCGATACCGCGCAGCGTGCCGGTGAAGCCGGTTCCCTGCGCGGCAGCAGTACGGAAGGCCGCTCCCATGCGGCCGATGGCCGGCACCCTCGTCTGCAGGACGGCCATCGCGGCGCCGTACCGGGACAGGGACTGCCCGGCAGAGGCGGCCAGGCTGCGCTGCACCGCCATCTGCTGCCCGAGGGAGCGGAACGCGCCGGTGACCCGGCCGGACACGGTCGTAGCCAGGCCGGACAGCGGCCCTTGGATGCGACGGACCAGTAGGGCGGCAATGACGAACTGCTGGATCGGGCCGGGCAGCGCTCCGAACGCGGAAACCAGGGTGCCGACGAGATGCCCGATGGGGACCAGCACCCCAGACAGGGCGCCGACTGCCTGGGCTGCGAGGTCGATCGCGGCCACCACAATGTCCAGGCTGGAGGAGACCGTGCCGGACTGCCCGGACAGGTCACCGAGCGCGTGAACAACGGGCTCCGCGGCGTGGCCGAGGTTGACGAGGACCTGGATGACGGCCTGGCCGACGGACAGCAGAACGTGCAGGGCGTCCGCCACTGCCTCGGTCCCCAGGTCCTTGAACGGGCTTGCCATGCCCTTCGCGGCGTCGGCGATCCCTGAGAATTCACGGCGCGCGGCGGCGGCAATGTCTGGGCCGAACAGCCGGGAGGCGTCGTTGAGGTATTTGAAGAAGTGCTCGATCTTCGGGGTGGCCTCGGCCAGACCGCGGGTGAGTCCGCGGGTGAGGAACTCCAGACCCGGCGCCATGCCCTGGTAGATCGTCAGACCGGTCTGCCTGGCTTGCGTCTTCAGCTGCAGCATCGCACCGGCGAGACCCTTGCCCTTGGCGGCGGCGATCTCGGTTGCGGCGCCGGTCTGGGAGACGGCCTGCATCATCGCGTCGAACGAGGCGGTGCCCTGGTGGGCCATGGCGATCGCACCGGACATGGCGGGCTTGCCGAACGCCTTCTTCACGGCGGCGGCGAAGTCCTGCTGTGTCATGTGGTGCTGGGCCTTGGACAGGCCGTCGATGACGGTCCGCAGCCCGACGAAGTTGCCCTGCGCGTCGAACGCTTTGATGCCGAGGTCCTGGAGGCCTTCCGACATTTGCTTGGTCGGGGAGGCCATGTTGGCGAGCATGCCGCGCAGGGTGGTGCCGGCGGTCTGGCCGAGGATGCCTGCCTTGCCGAGCATGCCGACGGCGCTGGCGGCTTCCTGCATGTTGACGCCCATGCCGTGCGCGACCGGCCCGGCATATTTCATGGCGTAATAAATGTCTACAATGTCACCGCTGGCCGCATTTGCGGTGGCGGCGAGGGTGTCGGCTGCCTTGCCGGCCTGGTCGGCGCCCATGCCGAACTGGTCCATCATGTCGCCGAGATATTTGGCGCTGTCGGCGGCGTTGACCTGGGCGGCGGACGACAGGATCAGTGAGGCGCGGGCGGCGGAGATGGACTGGTCGGTGCGGAAACCTGCCTTCGCGAGTTCCAGCATGGCTTCCGCGGCGTCCGTGGCGGTGGCACCGGGGAGTTTCAGGTCGCCGCCGAGCTGGGAGGCGGTGGAAGCAGCCCGCTTCATCTGTATCTGCGTCGCGTTCGTCGTCGCCCCGAACGCGTTCATCGCCTGCTGGTACTCGTTGCCTTCCTTGACCACCTCGGCGGCACCCATGGTGAGCCCGAGTCCTGCTCCCAGGGACGCCAGAGACTTCAGGCTCTCGCGGATCCGGCTGGTTTCCTCGCGGTAGCGGCGCATTCCGAGGGCGCCGGCGCCTCCGACCCGGTTGAGGCGGGCGTCGGCGGTGCGCGCGGCGGTGGCAAGCCGCATCAGGTCGCGGATGGCGGTGTCGATCTGCCCCGACATGCGGGCCAAATCGCGGCCGGCCAGCCGGGAGTGGTCGCCGAGGCTGTTGAGGTGGTTGTTGGCGCTGCGGGCAGCATCCCCGTAGCGGTTGATGCGGCGGGCCACGGTCTGGGCGCGGTCACCGAGGGTGTTGAGGTGCCGTCCGGCGGTCTGTGCTTCACGACCGAGGGTGCGCAGGTGCCGGCCTGCGGCTTGTGCGGCTGTGCCGAGTTCCTTGACCTCGGTCTTCGCGGTGCGGGCCGCGGACCCGAGGCTGCGGGCGTGCTTCGCGGCGGACTTGAGGGACTGGGCCAGGTCGCCGCCGTGTCCGCGCAGGTCAACGGACAGATTCCAGTTGGCCACCCGGCCCTCCCCTCATCGGTTAGTCGTCTTCGGTGGTGCGGTGCTTCTTCATCTGGTTGATCAGGTCCAGGGCGGCCTGTGCGGCGACCGGGACCAGGCCGACCTTCATGCCGTGGGTGGACTCGCCTGAGTCCTCCAGGGCTTTCTGCTTGTCGGCGATGACCTCGCAGCCCACGCACTTCTGCAGGACCGCCACGTACCGGTCTTCTTCGTCGTCGCCGCCGTGGTCCCAGTCGTCGTAGCGGGTGCCGCATTGCGGGCAGACGCTGCGCCGGTATTCCTCCAGAGCGAGGGCCTTGGCACGGTCCCGTTCGGTCCAGGTGCCGTCGCCGAGGCCGAGGAACTGGGAGTGCGGGATGCGGAAGTCCCGGCACAGTTCCAGTTCTCGGCGCAAGCGTTCATCTCGGATCAGCCTTTTCCCAGGTCCGCGCGAGTCTCGCCCTGCACCTGCCAGGCCGTGTCGAACAGTTGCGCTGCTTCGCCTTCGGACCAGTCGGTGAGGTACTCGGTGGCCTCCTCGACCGTGATGCCGTCCAGGCTGGCCGCGGCGATCAGTTCCGGGCCGAGGGTCTCCGGGTTGAACTGCATGCCGTCCTCGGCCTGCTCCTCCGTCGCCGGATGCGCCTTCTTCAGTGCCTCGAAGTCCGGCCGGCGCAGCGCCTGGAAGCGGAGCACGATCGCCGCCTCGTCGAACGCCTGCTGGGCTGCCTCCAGCTCGGCCTCGGCGGCGGCGAGGGCCTTCTTCAGGTCCTTGTCGGCCGATTCGAGTTCGAGGGCCGCGCGGGCGCGACGCTCCGTGTACTGGGCGGTGGCGAGACGGTCCTTCACCTGCTGGTCGTCGCAGATCGTCATCTTGGCGATCGGACGCTGGCGGGCGGCCAGCCGGGCCCGGGTGGCGGTCCAGTGCGGGTCGCGGTCGACGGCGTTCTGCGGCGGAGAAGGCTTCTGGCTTGTGGTCATGGTGTGGTCCTCCAGGGGAAGGGGGACCTGGCCGGGCGCCACAGTGGGCGCCCCTTCCCGAACGCGTTGCGGGCCCGGCCAGGCGTCTGGTGGGGATGCGGCAGACGGCTAGGTCAGGTGGCCGGTACGGTGGCGTTGAGCAGCGGACGGTCGGTGATGGAGAACTTGACCATGATCTTCGCTGCCTCGTTGTCCGCGGTGATCGCGGGAGAGCTGGAGGCGACACGCACCGGGTAGACGTCCATGCCCTTGGTGGAGGCGGCCTTGCCCTTGCGGCAGATGATGACGAAGCCGACCGTGCCCTTGGCGAGGTCGGTTTCGATGGTGTCGGTGACGTCGTCCTCGTAGAAGGTGAGGGAGCTGTCGGACGCCTGGTCGTCGCCGGGGATCTTGGAGACGAACGTGGACGCCATGTCCGGGGTCTCGATCTCCTGGTTCTCCAGGGAGAAACCGTCGACGGCGGCGATCTGCTTGGTGTAGTCGGTGGCGCCGGTGATCTCTACCAGCGTCGGCTGGTACGTGGTCGACGCGATGGCGTCAGCGAACAGGATCTTCGTGACGCCCTTGCGGTTGAACCTGGCCATGAAAGGGACCCCTACAGATTGGTCTGTGTGGTGTGGCGGCCACCTGCTGGTGGCGTCCGCGTGGGGTCCCGCCGCGGTGCGGTCAAACAGCCCGACTCGGGGGTCAGGCGGGGGTCAGGTCGAACCTGAACCTCTGCACATAGCTGATGATCCCATCTGTGGGGTCACTCGTTCCCCCCGGTTCCGTCTCCAGCTCCCGGCACATCACCTTCGCGCCGGCCACCGTCAGGGCGGCAGCCCACAGGCCGGTGGCCGGGTCGCGGCGCAGGATCGCAGTGCGGGCCTTGTCCGCGAGCCACTCGGCCTGGTCCAGCGTCCCTGTGGAGGACTGCGTGGTCGGGTTGGGGCCGGACACCGACGTCACCTGGTAGACGACGCTGATGTCCTCGCTTTCGTCCGCGAGTGGCGCCCCGAACACGGCTGTGTCGACGCTGTACAGGATGTAGTAGGGCGGGTCTGCCTGCGGCATCCGCCCGAGCCCGACCGGCTTGCCGGTCTCCGAGGTGAGCAGCGCGGCCAGCGCAGTGGTGACCTTTCGCCTGTCGATCACAGCAAGACCTCCGAGACGGCGAGCCGCATCTGTGCCAGCAGCATCGCCCCGATGTATCCCAAAGCAGGCTGAACGTGGGCAAATGGCGGCTGGTTGTAGGTCCTACCCAACGAATCAGTCCCACTGAACCCGAACTCGAGGCGGCGGCCGTAGGGCAGGTCGGTGCCGATGGTGCACGCCGCCCCGTGCGGCAGGCCGCGCATCTCGGGCCGCCACGAATTCCGATAGGCGCCGGTGATGACATTCGGTCCCGGCCGGCCAGAGGCGTTGCCACGGATCCGGGCTATCCCCATCTCACCCGTGTGCCGGACACCCTTCTCGATGGCCGGTCCAATCTTGACGGCGGCATGCTCGAGACGGGCGGCGAGTTCGTCCGGGGTCATGGCGTCATCCTCGATCCCGCGACCTGGTTCTGGTCCAGGGCCGTGATCCGGACGACCTCCGTGGTGGCCGCGATGCCGGGGTCCTGGCAGATCCACGACCGGCCGATCAGGTCGGCGCGGGACGGGTTGTGGACCTGAACGACGGTGACGATGGCGTCCTTCGGTGCGATGGGCGCCTCAAGCGGGGTCATCAGCCGATACCGGGAGCGGGTCTCCTGCGCCCACGGCTCCCCTGCGTTCGGAGTGGAGGACACCTCGGACTGCGCGATGCCGCCCTGCACCGCGCCCGGGCCCTCGTACAGGACTTCGCCGGCCGGGTACTCCAACTGCCCGGTGGTCTCGTTGAGGACCGGCTCGCCCACCGGGGGCAGGGCGATGCGGACGGTGTCGACCAGGAGGTTCTTGTCGATCCAACCGACGACTCCGGCGAGGATGCTGTCAAGGCCGGCCATCAGGCTCCCCTCCCCCGGGCCCAGTCGGCGAGCGTGGCCAGCATTGCCGCGGTCAGCCCGTAGCGTTCGGTGGACAGGTCGTCCCGTTCGAGTGCGGCGCCCTCGAGCGCGGCGGGGTTGATGTTGCCGAGGAACGCGGCGATCTGCTCACCCGCATCGTGCTGCGGGTCGGCGACCGCAACCCGGGCCAGGCCCTCCCACACGGCACTCGCAGGCTCACGAACGTGCAGGACCAGCATCGGGAGCGCGTTTGCCACGTCGTGCTGCAACTCGTAGCCGACGACCTGCCCGGCAGGCAGCGGAGTTCCGTCCAGGCTGATCGTGGCTTGGCCGGGTTGGGCGTCAATCCGGACGCCGTGCGCGGCCGGCTCCGTGGGGGCGGTCACGCGGCACCTACTTCTTCTTGCGCCTGCTGGTCTTCTTCAGGCTGGGGAACCTCTTGGTGACCTTGGCGCGGATCTTCTTCTGGGTGGCCTTCGATTCGTTTTGAGCTGCCCTTGCCAGGGCATTCCGGGCATGCGCCTTGTCCGGTATGGGATATTTCCGTTTCCCCGGCAAGGCGAAGGACGACTTCGGCAGCTTCTTCCGCTGCTTCGCGCGCAACTTGGCCATGGTCTTCTCCGTCCGTCGTGGGGTCGGTCGGGAAGGGGCGTTGGGGCGTCATGCGGGGTCTCCTGAGACGAGGCCGCGGCGGCTGTTGAGGTCGGGGCGGGGGATCCACTCACGGATGCAGCCGTGGTGGGCCACCGGGTAGGCGGCAGCGTCTTCAGCCGATCGGATCGTGCCGTCGGCGTGGTCGGTGTCGGGGTGGCTGGTGAATCCACACTCCGGGCCATCGACGCACTGGAACCAGGCGGCGTCCAGGTCGATTCGGCCGGTGTTGATGGCGCCGTGGTTGGCGGTTACCGCGCCCTGGTAGGTGAGGGCGGAACGCGCCCAGTCCTTGACCGGGTGCCGGGAGCTGTCGCGGTAGACGATCGTGGACAGCGGGTGGTCGCGGAGGAGGGCGGCGGAGTCGATGCCAGCGTGGTTGCGGCCCAACGTGACTTCGCGGGTGGCGTCCTGCGCGGCCCGGGCGAAGGCCTGCGCCCTGCGGACTGCTTCCTGGATGCGGCCGGCGAGGTCGGTGTAGAAGGTTGCGGTGAGGGCGGTGAGGGCGGCCTGGTGGTCGGCGGTCCACCGGAACAGGGTCAGGTCGGCGTTTGCCTGGCGGAGGGCGCGGAGGGCGCCGTCGCGGTAGGCGGTGGGCAGGTCCTGCGCGGCCCAGCGTTCGGCGAGAGCCATGGTGAGGCGGGAGAACTCGCCGACCTGCTGGTTGAACGCGGCGATGATGCCGTTGATGCGGGTGGTGGCGCCCAGGCCGGGGCGGAGACGCTCCAGGGTGCGCAGCAGGGTGTCCTGGGCGGTGGTGAGGCGCTGCCACTGCCGGACCAGTTCGAGGGTGGCGGCGGTGATGAGCGCGGTGAGTTCGCTGCGGTCGTCGGTGTGCTGCTGGACGGGGGCGGTCATCGGCGGGGCCGTGCTTTCAGGCAGATGACGCTGATGGCGTCCGGGCCCTGGCCGTCGTCCTCGTCGGGTGCGGGCGGCTCGCCTGCTTCGAGAGCGGCGATCTGCCGTTCGTAGGCGGCGAGGTTGGCGGTGGCGTTGATGGCGACGACGTTGGTGACGGTGACTGCGGTGGGCTGGTCTCGCAGGGCGGCGTAGCGTTCGCGGAGGACTTCGAGGGCTACGGCGCGTGCGGTGCCGAGCCGGGTGTAGCGGGTGGTGAGGTCGGCGAGGTCGGTGTCGGTGCCGAGCTGGGCGAGCAGCCAGTGTTGTACCGCGGTGTCCACGTGCTGCCTCCATCCAAGGGGGGTCGGGTGGGAAGGGGGGTGCGGGTGCGGGCCCGCCGGTTGGCGCCCCCACCACAGGGGCGGGCCCGCACACCGCTAGTCGCCGCTGGTGCCCTCGTCAGCGGCGTTCCGGCCCCGAGCCGGCTTCCGGGCCGCCGTCTTCTTGGCGGCCGGCTTGTCGTCCGCGGCGTCGTCGGAGGAGGTGGTGTCCTCGTCGTTCGCTGCGGCCGTGGGGTTGCCCTCGAGGTCCTCGCCTTCCCAGGCCACCGGGTTGGTGACGAGGTCGGCGAGGCGCTTCTCCGGGCTGGTACCGGCCTCGAGGAGGACGGTCTCGTGGGTGTCGGGGTCCGTGACGTAGACGGACGCTGCCAGCTTCCGCCCCGCCATCAGAACACCGACGCCGAGATGTGGATGTCTGGGACGTACAGCACCGGCATCGCGACGGCGGCGCCCTTCGTCCACACCGTGACGGGGTCGTCGGTGTAGCCGTGGGTGACGACGATGCCCGGTGCTTCCTCGCGTTCGATGGCCGGGTTGCCACCGGAGGAGAGGACGAGGGACTCGGCGGTCACGCCGTACTGGGTCTCGCCCCACTGCTGGACGTTCGGCGGAACCATGATCCACTTGTTGTCGGGGATCGGCCGGGCCATGGTGCCGTCGTCCTTGGGGATCTGAACGTCGTACACCTCGATGGGCGGCAGGTTGTAGCGGGCCCGCACCGTGTTGATCTGGTCCGGCGCGAGGACGGCCGTCGGCGTCGCGGACGGGGACACGCTGTTGTAGAACGCGGCCCGGTAGGCGTTGTTCGCGGCGAGCAGGGAGCGGGCCTTGTAGGAGGTGATGACGCGGGCCGGCATCGGGGCACCGGAGGCGCGCAGCACCTCGATCCAGTTCATCTCGTCCTTGAGGGCGTCCGCGGTCGGGTCCGTCCATGCCACCGAAGCGGTGGGCATGTTCGCGGACGGGACACCGGCGTCGTACTCCACGGTGAGGCCGTTCTCGCCGGACAGGGTGAACTTGCCGTCCGTCAGCAGGTCGCCCACGGCGAGTTCGAGGCGGGACTTGATGGACTGCACGTGCGCGGCGACGTCCTGGTAGACCAGTTCCACCAGTTCGCTGGAGTCGGCGCCGCGGGCGGTGTCGAGGAGGATCTGCTCCAGCTCGCCGACCAGGTACTTCTGGCCGAGCGGGGGCAGCATGCCCTCGGTGACGATCTTCGTGGCCTGTCGGGTGGCGACGGCGGTGGCCGCGTCCCACGCCCGGTACTTCGCGGCGTTCACTCGGCGGGATGTGGACTTGATGCGGAACTTGACCGAGTTGATGGTCTTCTCCGGCATCACCGACAGGGTCAGCGCGTAGTCCGCGGGCGTCTGCACGGCACGGGCGAACGCGTTGATCTCGGTGGCGTCGATGTCCCTGAGCAGGGTGTCAAGCATCGTTGTTCACGCCCTTTCTCAGGAGAAGCGGAGGTTGTCGGTGCGGTTCGCGGCCGCGGGTACGGTGAGCGCGACGGGGAGCTTCGCGGTGTCGATGGAGCCGTGGACGCGCAGCGCTCCGGCCACCTTGGTGGAGGCGGGGTTGAACGCGGTCTCGGTGTCCAGGACGCCGGCGAGGATCTGGGTGCCGTCGGTGGCGCCGGAGGTGTACGGGCCGTACAGACCCGACGCGGTGATCTTCCCGAGGGGAAGGCCGGACTTGAAGTAGGCGTACGGCATGGTCGCGGTAGCGGCGACGTAGTGGGTGCCGGACGTGAACTTGGAGACGTCCAGAGTGATCGTCTCGTTCATCTCGGTGCCGTGCAGGCTCTTCAGCCACCGCCGGTCGGCGGTCACGGTCGTGGTGGTGGTCATCGGCTGGAGGTCCACGCCGATCTCCTCCCGTGGAATGGGGATGGCACAGGGTGCGGGCTACCAACTCGGGTGGTGCCGTCCACGGGGTGGTGCGGGGAGGGCGTGGTCCCTCGGTCTGTGCGGGGTCAGGCGGCGTCGGTGCGCCTGAAGCCCATCTGTTCGGCGCGCTTGCGGGCGCGGGCCTGGACGTCGTCCTTGGTTGCTGCGGGGCGGGGGCTGCCTCCGCCGGCGGGTGCTCCGCCGGGAGCCGGGGGCAGAGTCTGCTGGGGCTGCGGGGCGGGGGCGGCTCCGAACAGTTCGGGACGCCGTGCCTTCAGGGCCTCCGCGGCTTCCTGGATGGTCTGCTCGTCTGCGTCGTCGGCGACGCGGAGCAGCGCTGTGGCGTCCTCGAGGTCGTCACCAGTGGCGCCCAGGCCCACGAGGACGGAGCGACGCTGAGCGGACCGCTCACGGGCGATAGCGGCGGCCTCCCGTTCGGCGAGGGCCTGCTCCCGCTGCTCGAGTTCCTGGCGGCGCCGCTCCTCCTCCGTCATGGCGTCCTGCTGGGCCTTGCGAGCGGCGGCCACGAACTCCTTCACGTCGTCCGGGTTGGTGAAGCCCAGCTCCTTGGCGAGGTCTTCGAGGGCCTGGCGGGCTCCGGCGCGCTGCCCCTGGGCCTTCTCCTTGGCGGCTATGCGGTCCAGGTCTTCCTGCGTGAACTGCGGTGTGGGTGCCGGCGCGGGAGGCGGGGTCGGCTTCGGCGGGTCGGCCGGGGCGGGCGTGGGGGTGGGCGGGGTGCCGCCGTCGTTGTAGAACACGGACAGCCCGGCAAGGCCGGTGTAGGGGTGGGCCCAGCCGGGGGCAGGCGTGGGGCCGAGTCGGTGCTGCGCGGGGCGACGCATGAGCGACAGTCCTCCCAAGGACAGGTCAGGCCCCGCGCCTAGATCCAAGTTGAGCACAGATGTCATGCGGTGTTCCCCCCGCTTCCCTGCGCCGCCGGATCCGTGCCGGGGTCGGCCGGGTTCTGGCCGCCAGCAGTGGGCGGCAATTGCGGTGCCGGCGCCGGGGCAGGCTCGTTGACCTTCGCGCCAAGGAAGTCGCCCACGAGCTGGGTGTCGCCCGTGGCGTCGGCCAGCATGCGGGCCTTGTCGAACTGGCGGGACTGGATGCGCTCGATCTCCACCTGGACGTCCTCGATGGGGAACCCGGCCTCTTGAAGCATGCGGACGCCGGTCTCCAGGGACAGGACGCCCTTGTCGACTCCTTCGGTGACCTGGCTGAGGACGCCGGAGGTGTCGGTCGGGGTGTAGGGGCCGAACACCAGCTCAGCGGCCTGAACGGTGATACCCACCCAGTCGGGGTGCTGCCCGGCCAGGAACAGGCGCTGGCAGAACTTCAGCATGAGCGCGTACTTGTGGGCGCGGGCCAGCCGCATGCTGGAGACGAGGGAGTCCAGGGGACCGAGAGAGAGTTCGATGGCGTACCCGGAGGCCATCTGCGCAGGGTCGACGGTGCCGAGCGCGACGGCGGGCAGACGGGCGTTGGTCGCGGCCCGGTCGGCAAGGTCGTGGACGTGCTCGCGTAGCTCCCGCAACGCTGGGGAGGTGTCGACGGACGTCAGGCGGCCGTTCTCGCCGAGCTTGAATGCGACGCCGGGGCCGACGTTCATGTCCTGCCGCGGGTCGTTGACCCCCGATATCGCGATCATGGGGCTGCCGGTGGTGGCGGAGGCCCGGGCGGAGTCGGTGTCGGCGCCCTGCAGCTCGTCGAACACCTGCAACACCTTGGCCAGGCTGGACTGACCCCAGTGCTCCTCCGCTGGTGGGACGGTGTTGGGGACGTGGATGACCGGGATGAAATCCACGTACAGGTCGAGGTGGTCAAGGACTTCGCCGTCGGAACGGGTCGCGAACGTGGCCTTCTCGAGGGGCAGGTCATCGACGTCGTGGCCTGCCTTCAGATCGCCGAGGTCCCAGGTGGCGTCGGTGAGATAGCAGGTCAGGGTGGTCGGCTGGTCGTTCCACGCGTACTGGCGGGTGATGGTGCCGTCCTCGGTGAGCGTGTCGCCCTGGCCGATGGCGGGGACGGTTTCGCCGTCGGGTCCCTCCGTGGTGAGGGGGACGCGCAGGGCGCGGCCGGAGCCGTCGACACCGGTGGAGGTCGCCGTGCCGATGGGGGCGATCTCGTAGGTGATGCGCCGCAGGCGGGGCTTGAGGCCCTTCTTGGGGTCCTCGGGCAGCTCCCACGCGAAGTGCACCCGCTGCGGGAATTCGCCTCCGTCGTCGTCCTCGCCGATGACGGGGAAGTAGAAGCCGGGGTCGACGGCGCGGACGGTGGGCCGCTGCTTGGCCGGGTCCCACGCCATCCGGTACACGCCGTCCCCGAGGGCGACCGCCTTGCGTTCGGCCTGCTGGATCCGCATCGGGAGGAGTTCGTCGTCTGCCCACTCCCGCAGGAGGCCCTGCACCTTCTCGGCGGCCATGGCGGCTGTCACGGCAGGGTCCTGCTGGCCCTCTTCGCCGGGCTGCCCTGCCTGGTCGCCCGGAGACGGCTGATCGGCGGCGTCATGTTCGGCGCCGGGCACGGTGATGTGCTGCTCTCGGCCGAGGACGTGCGCCATCACCGTTTCGATGAACATGGCGGGGTCGCCGAACTCGCGGCGTTCCCTCGCGGTCTCCCCGTCCAATATGGCGGCGAGTTCGGCGGCCTGGTTCTGGTCGTAGGCGGTGAGCAGCTTGTATGCGGCGAGACGGCGTTCGTCCTCAGCCGGCACCCAGGACGCCTGCGCTTCGGGGAACGCCCTGCGGTTGGGCATGCCGCGGGGGTCGCTGAACACTGGCTTGTAGTTGAGCCATGACCAGCCGTCGATGACGACCTTACGCAGGCCGGACACGAAGCTCACCAGAGAACCCCTCTGCTCGCAGGCCCCGCGCCTGATCATCAGGGTACGGGCTGGGCGGGCGGGGGTTCCCCCGGGTACGGGCCGAGGCGGGTGGAGGGCGCAGGGTGGGCGACCGGGAAAAGTCGGGGCGTCAATTCACCCCTACGGGTGACTGTTGTAGCCCTCGGTGGGCATTTCCGCCCTGAAGATCGGGGTGTTGCCGGGAATTCCGGTCCGGGAGGTCCGGGGTACCCCTCGGGAGGCCGTAGACTCTCCATCGGGTGTTCGTTATCCGCCCGTTCATCGCTGTCCTCCTGCGCCGCGGCCCGGAGGAAACAGCCCACTCCGGACCCACGGTCCTGGGGCTGTACGCAAGTAGGTGATCATGACGGATAGCGAGCCCCCGGACTGGAACTACTGGAACTTCGTCATCAGCCTCCTGGAGCTGCTACTCCAGGTGATGGCGAACCGGTAGCACCCGGCCCGGGGCACCCACACAGGAAACCAGGACCGCCTCCCAGCCAGGGGGGCGGTTCTGCTTTGGTTGCCGTCTAGCGGCTACGTACTTACGTAGATGCGTAACAGCCGAACCCCAATGTACAACGGTTTCGCTGATTGACCGAACCAGCAGATCCTAAATCAGGCCTCGTTGCCCAAATCAGCTGCAGGCAACTTTGCAGGACGTACTGAAACCTCAAATCTGCGATCTGGCCGCATGAACGATTTCACTCTGCCAGCGTCTGGCCTGCAGTGATGGTCCTGCGGCCGCCGTCGTACGGCATGGCGTTCCCACTGTCGAGGAGGGCTGCGTTGAGAGTGTCAGCTCCAGCGATCACCGTGCCGAGCAGCCGGCCGTACTTCTCACGATGGTCCTTGATGGTTCGTAGGGTCAGACCCTCAGTGTGGTGGGCAAGCCAGTCTGCGGTGAAGGCTGTAGCTGAGTCACCGTCAGGAGTGCCGTGCTCGGGGCAGTTGAGGCCAGCGAGGCGGATGCGTTGCCGCGTCCAGATCCCAAAGCCGAGGTCTACGTCGAAGTCAATGGTGTCGCCGTCGATGACTGCTGCCAGCCTTGCTGCGTAGAGGTACACGGTTGCCTCCTATCGGCGGCCGCGGAGCCGCTGGTCTGAGTAGCTGTGGGTGCCGAGACCGTGCTGGGAGGGGTCGGCGAGTTCGGTGAGGGCGTGCACGGCGGCGTCCATGCGGTCCGGGGAGTCCATGCCGGGGATCCAGGTGACCATCTGACCCTCGAGTTCGGTGAACTCTCCGACGTGGTGGACCAGGCCCCGGGAGTACAGCTGGGCGATCGGCTCGGCACGGAGCCGTTTGCCCTGCTTGGCGCGCACCTCAATGATCGACGGCATCAGCATGCCCTTGGTCTCACCCTCGCGGGACAGCTCGG